AAAAACAAGCATGGACAAAATGGCCCTTCTAACAGCAGAAAAGCTCTATGAATTTGCTACAGCTGATAAGCAGTGATTTCGGTCACTGCTTTTTTTATTTTGAGCAAACAAAAAAACCGCCAGCGTAAGCCAGCGGTCAAGTGTAATTAAATTTTGAAATCCTTTCTGTATTTTTTACTTAGTAGTAATGAGCCCGTCAGGCTCTACAGTAAATGACTCTTTATCTGCCAATCGGCCATCTTCAAGCATGAGGTAATAGCCACCGTTGTACGGCACGAAAGTATTCGATACCATGTCGCCATTCTCTGAATTGAGGTAATACCACTTCTCGTAGTATTTAACCCATCCAGTCTGCATAGCACCGTCTGCATTGAAGTAGTACCATTTTCCATTGATTTTCTTCCAGCCGCTATTGGACATGTATCCGTCCTTATTGAACCAATACCAATTGCCATCTGTATGATGTAGCCATTGGTCAGCATACAGATAGCCGTTTTCATCGAAGTAGAACCAGTTGCCGTCGACTGCTTCAAATTTTGAAGTAGGGTAAGAGCCATCTTTACGGCTCCACCACCAGCCAGTATCATCATGCTTCCAGCCTGATTGGTTTTCTTGAGGCGGTACGATATAGCCTACGATTGAATTTACTGAGCGTTCATTATATCGGCAAGGTCCACCGACTTCTAGAAAATCCCAGTTGCCATCGATGTTCTGCTCAATTGTCTTGATTGTAGAGCCGTCTGAGTCCTCGTAAACAAGGCCAGTGTGACCGTAATTCACACCATCTCCAGCTACAAAGTTCTTGACAAAGAACCACCCAGCCTTTGGATATTGAGCGCCATACACGACTTGTAAACCTGCTGCTTCTGCTGAGCGTAGCAAGTCGATAGCATTACCCCAAAGTCGTGCTCCAAAGAATTTATAAATACCCATACACGTTAAATCTGCGCATTGATAACCGTACATTCCGTCATAATCGACACCAGCTCCAGCGTCTGCTTTTCCAATAAAGAATTGGACCATTTCATTAATTTTACTCATTTTATTCCTTTCTTTTATGGCAATCTATTTTGGCCATGGGTCATTTGTAACGTACATTATTGTAGAAACAATAATATCATCAATATTACTATCTTCAGGTACAGGGTCGGTAAAATGTAACGATAAGAAATTACCATTATTTGCTCCACCTAGTGACCATGAGCCATATAGATTACCGTTAACATTAAATATTGGACCGCTTAATGACGATACCGACCGATACCCTAGTGGCAGTCTTTGTGTATATAAAATGTACACATCGCGTTCAGGGTCTGTTGATTTCGACAAATATCCTGGTCCACCGCGCCGAACAATCCCAAACGCGTCATTTCTTAACCCTCCGAATTGGTAGGTTACGATATTGTTGACCCTGCGTACACGTAATGTAGCTTGGGCGTATCCTGATGATATACCCAATTTTTTCCAGCCCGTGTCCCCGGTTAGTACCTCCCAACCTTGGTTATCTGTTCCAGCGCGTTTTATCCATTTCAAAGCGCCATTTGTAACTGCAGTATCGACGTATGTAGTTCCGACTGGAGCGGTTACCTTGCCATTCGGAAAGCCAGTTCCGTGAATCTCATACTCAGATACTTGACCGCCTGTATTTGATGGTGCATTCGCTGGTAAGATGATACTTCCGCCACCGTCTGAAAGCGATATAATGTTCCCGTTGATGCTGATTCTCTGAGGAATACCAACACCATCATGACCATTTTCGCCTTTAGGACCAGTAAGTCCGATAGGCCCTTGAGGTCCGACTGGACCAGGTGAGCCAGCAGGGCCTTGTTCCCCTCGTTCTCCACGAAGACCAGGTTGTCCGTCTTGACCACGTTCACCTTGGATACCTTGTAAACCTTGAGGCCCTTGTAAACCATCTTCCCCTCTTGGTCCAGTTTCTCCCTTATCTCCTTTTGGTCCAGGAGTGAGCGAGATATTTCGTAGCTCTTCCTTGGTAGCAAAATTGCTTGTATCAATGACAGGCTTGTTCTCTAAAGCTGATATACGCTGTGTGCCACCTTGCTCTTTGATTTTGGCAAAGAGTTCGTCCAATTCTTGCTTGGTCACAATGTCCTTGACGTTAACAATTCGCCCTGTTTCGCGTTCAATGAGTGGTGTTTTAACCGCTTTGTCAATCTCGCTTACATGAACATTGAATAAGAAGCTATACACATCTGCTGACTGCTCTACCTTCTCGAAATAGATATAGCCAATAACTGTCTCATCCGTAGTGATTAGTGATGTATCAAATTGAACCGTGAATGAATTATCTTCGATAGCTGCGTCTACTTCCTGATATCGCTTAGTCCCTTTGAAATAGAATAAGCAGATAACCTTAGTAGCAGTCAAATCATCGAGTGTAAACTTGAATTCAGCAATGCCTTTATCCTTACTATAAAATTCCTGATACAGTCTATCTACATCTCGATTGTTGGGTGAAATGGTTAATTTCTTTTCAATAACCTTCTTCAAGCGCTACCTCCTTTCTTCAAAAAGAAAGAGAACCCAAAAGGGTTCTCAAATTGATTAGTCTTCGTTTGGTTTGTAATACTCAAGTGCACGCTCGCTATCGGTCAATCCAGCTGTTGTTGGATCGTTGACGACACCAAGCAAAACCAAAATATATACGAATGTGTTCAATCCGTCTTGAATGTTTTTTGGAATTTCAAGACCGAATTGTTGCGCCATAAGAAATACTGCTCCTAAAAGAGCGATAAGCGTTACTTTATTTTGTAAGCGTAGTTTCCAGTTGATTTTATTCATGATATTACCTCTTAATTTTTATTATTTTGAATGAGTGCTTTAAGCTCTTTCATGTCCTCACTCAATGCTTTTACTTGCTCTGCTAAGATAAGCAGTGATTTATTTTGTTCATCGTGGTTATCAAGTCGTCTTACAGCTGTAAGTCTAAAATCACGCATACTCTCAATATCTTTCTCGATAACAACCATGCGTTTCTCTTGAGCAATCACACTTCCTTTAAAATTGCCGTAAATCCCAAGCAAGATACCGATGAAGCCAATCATCATCGAAATATCTTCGGGAGTGAAATGAATCATATCTCACGCTCCTTTCTATTGAACAGGTTGAGTTTCTAGCTCGCTTTTAGGTGCTTCCCATTTCCAAACTGCAAGGACTCCATTTTGCGATGGTGAGCCTTCAAGTTGTTTGAGTGATTCGCCCTGGTAAATGAATGGTTGGTTGGTTTGAATAAGGATGCGCTTGCCTTCTCCATTCAATTCAACGTGCTCTGGGTCTTCGATTGCAAACATTGAACCAGGTGCATAGCTCTCACCAGTTTTTACAAGTGGAAAGAGCTCAACGAGTTCCTTATAAGTAGTACCATAAGCGATTTTTTCACCCATGATAGAATCTTGAGCCATGACACGAACTACCTTGTTGATTCTGTTTGTGATTTCAAGCAGTTGATTCTGCTTGGTTTCGGTTTCAGTAAGCTTCTGTTCAGCTTGCTCAATTTTAGATTGAGCTTGGACGATTGCTGACCCTGGGTCTAGTTCAGCTTTAAGAATATCAAGAACTGCTTGGATAAGTGTTTCTTCGTTTTCTTGAGTGCGGTCTCCGACCAATTCACGTTGATTTGTGCTGTATCGGTTGCCATCTTGCAAGCGAATTTCTACAACTGTTTTGGTTTGGTCACCAAAACCACGAATATAAGGTTTAGTTGCGAGTGTGTAGTTGTTTACTGTCATTTTGTTTGTCCTTTCACTTCTTCAAATTTTGCTTTTAGTTCTTCGTTTGACTCGATGATTCGTTTCATCTGTTCGAGCTCCATAGCTGTAACTGTGTATAGAGCTTCTAGCGTAGCTGATTGAGTAGCTTCGGTGCTGACTCGTTCGCTTAATGATTTAATTGTCAGACTGCTGATTTGTTTGTCTTGTTCGTTCATGTTGTTTCCAACCTTTCTACTTTTTGGTTCAATTCTTGAATCGCCTTGATGAGATAAGGCAATAATGCAAATGTGTTATATGAGTAAGCGCCGTCTGGATTTTCTAAGAATGCTTCTGGTGCGACTTCTTGGACATCTTGAGCCATGATACCGCATGAGATATCTTCGATTTTGCCATCGTATTCTTTACGATAAGAGTATGTTTTGAGCTTTTTGATAACATCCAGTCCTGAGACTTGACTGTCTTTGATATTGGTCTTGTATCTACGGTCTGAGATATCTTTGTTAAGACTTACCCAAGCGTAACCTCCTGATTGTCTATATAGATAGGCATATCCAGCATTTTCTTGGATTCTCGTAAATGTTTCAGAGTGTAGATAATATCCAACTTTATTCTTCTCTCTATCGATGAAATAAAAAATATTACCCGTCACTTCAAGATTGCCGTGAACGCGAGGGACATTCCAAAATTGCGCTTTGTTATAACAATGCATCTCACCGTCGCTGTTTACGAACCAGGCATAATTACCTGGTTTGTCCCAGTTGTTCCCCCAGTTAACCCACAAGGCTGTTTGTTTAACTCTCCAACCACCGTCACTCATACCAACGCGAAAACTGTTAGAACCAGTCAACCAGAAAACAGTCGGATCCTTCTCATGTGTACCAATTTGGAAGCCGCCGATTTTACCTTTATAACCTTCAAGTAATGTTGCTGAGACTACTACTGACCGTAGCTTATTGATGAACGCTGTTTTAGCAGCTAAAGTATCTGTGAATACATCACTAGCTACAAGCTTCTTCGCTAGAGCAGTATCAAATATCAATTTGTCTGCTGCAATCGAATTCGAGCGAATGATGTCAGTGTTCAATGTTCCAATCCGTGCATCGCCCACAAACAAGCGCTTGAAATAACCGTCAATGGCTGTGATTTCATCTGCAAGTGTCTTACCTTTAAGTCGGATTTTTTCCGCTTCAATCAAAGCATTCTTTGGTGCTAGGTTGATTTGAGATGTAACCGCACCAGGGCCTGTCAAGGTTTGGATGGCGTAGGAATCATTTAGCTGTGACACTTGAGTCTGTGTGACTACATCTTGAGTTGATGTGTTGTCGCTGAAGCGTTTAGGAGGTTTGTCACCTCTAATAAGCGATACCTGACCAATTGCGACTTGTCCGTTCTTCATCAACCAAATTTCAAGAGGGAATTCTCTTGCTTTAGTTGATGATTTATTGACGGTCATCGTACCTGTGATAATTTGAGTACCAGTTTTCGTAAGGGTAACTCTATCAGATGCAAGTCCTCCATCGGATGCCCATAGCTCAATTCCTAAAGGTGCATCTGGTAACACATCCACCCACACTTCCATCCGATAGCTGAGCTTTTCGCCCTTCGTAAATGTAGATGTATTAAGTGGCAATGCGAAACCGTGATAGACTGCATTTGTCTTACCAGTATTTGTAATCCGTAGTAACTTAGTTCCAGCTTGAATCTCGATAACATTCGCATCTGCTTGCTTTTTGTCCCATTTGCTGAAGTTCGTTGGATCATATACCAGGTTAAAATCTTCCAAGAAGTTAGATACACGGTTAACCAATCCGTCTGCTGTCTGAATCACTTGAGAGATAGACTCATTCTGTCTCTGAATCGTTTGTGTGTGACTCTTAACCGTATCGACTACATCGTTAAAATCAGCGACACTCACGATTTCAGAAGTGTTAACGTCATAGTCCGTCATTCTGTCTGAGTGTTCAAGTTTCATACCGCAGATTTCAAGACTACCACTGCCTGTTTGACCGAATTGGATTGAATTGTAGACTGAACCTGCTGTGAATGTGAATTGATATCGAACCCAATCAGTATTTGTGATTGGGTTATTCATATATCTATCACGATTATTTGATGCCCATGGATGAAGTAGTAAATTTGCATTAGGCTTAATTACTCTCGCCCAACAGGACATTGTATATTTTTCACCAACAACTAAGTTAATACCTTGTGCGATATCCTTGTTTCCGCCATTCGTATTATTTACAATTCGAATCCCTTTTTTAATAGCAGTATGTGGCGCATCTGTGAGTGATACTACTTCCGTCTTACCACTACCGCCCGAGTTATTCAATCTCCAACTACCTCCCAAACCATTACCTGCAGGAATGATGGAAGTATTCTGCAAGAGATTATCATTTCGAATAACATCTCTCAGTTTGGTTTCAATTCGTGAGATGGTCCTTTGAAATCCGTCAACAGAGTTCTTGACTGTGTTCTGGACTTGAGTCGCATTTTGAAAACCTCTTTCATTGGCCAATCTGTCAAAATCAGTACGAGATATTTTTTCAGTAATCTGGTCAGCCTGGACTTCGATTCTGTTTTCAGCAATTCTCAACCTGTCTGTCAGAGGGTCAACTTCTTTTTTAGTCACAAGCGTTTTGATTCTGTCAGTTATCTGCTCGATTTTGGCAAAGTTTGAATCAGACAAATCTTTAGATGTTTTAGCAGACTCAAGAGCGTTTCTAGCTTCTTCCAAAGCTTCTTCTGCCGTCCGAGTAACTGTTGAACCAATCGCACGAATCTCTTCGATTTTGGTTCGCTGGTCTTCGAGCTTCTCGTTCATGCTGCTATCGAACCCAGAAAAACGATTGTCGATTTCATCCGACAGAGCGCGCTTGTTTTCCTCTGCTTTAGCTTTGGCGAGTTCGATGCCGTCCGCAATTTCTTGTCTTAACAATCCAGCTTGGTGTTCAAAACCTAAGTCTGCATTTAGAAGAGCTTTTTCAAGGGCAATTTCTTGAGCTGATTCTGTCACTTCAAGAATTGCATCGGCTGCGCTAGATAGCCCACCAGAAGCTCTAGAACCACCAATGCCTGCCTTATCGTCGAAAGCCAGAGAGATGTACTCTTCTTTTAAGGCATCGAACTCATAAGCAATAGCTTTCTTGAACGCATCGACATTATGCTTCCTACTCTTGAGATTGACCGTGTCGCCCATATGGACCACTTGCCCATCAAGTTCATAAGCTTCAATCTTGATAGCATCAGAGACCTTGTCAATTCCCTCATTTGAGAACTTAGACTGTGCCCACTTCTTCAACTCTTCAACAGTTTTAGCATTGTTGTTCTCATACTCTTTTTCATTTATATAAGGGTATGAGTTGATAAGAGGACTATCAACAGTAACTCTGATAGTCGTTTCTTTTTCAGCACCTTCAGGTTTAAAAGTCGACTTTGCGTGAATTCTTGTAATAACATTCTGACTGTTTTTTGTGCGTTGGTAGTCCTTCAGATTTTTGTGCGTTGTAATAACAACACCACGATTCTCACCACGACTCTTCTTGACAGTCATCGCAAAATTATCACGAACCAGCTCACCTTCCCACGTCCCGACGATACTATGCTTGCCATCAAGCAATACAGAGTACAGAGTTTCTGTTTCAGTCGTGTTGAAGGTCCTACGATCCTGGATATCGCTATTGAAAGAAAAATCTCCCAAAGCGGTTTTGGTGTTTTGAACCATGCGAGAAAGAGCCATGCCACAACTCTGACTAGTCACACTTACTGGTGTGATAGAACGTTGCATCACATCGTCTGAAATGTGATAGGCTGTGATTTCCAGATGATCATTGTGTTCAATAGGTTTCTTAATGCGAAATAGCTGCGCACCAAGAACAGGAGTCGGCGCTTTTATCAACATATCTTCTTGGATGAGCTGATAAATACCAGAGTCAGAAATAGGATATTTCACAGTTAAGGTGAAATCGCCATTCATGGTCTCTTTAACAATCGCCGAAGTCGCTTCATGAAGTGGCTCTCCGTTCCACCGAACGGTTCTCACATCTTTATTAAGTAGATAAAGCAATTATGCCCACCCCCAAACCGTCTCGATTTCAAGCGATTGAATACCTTGACCTAGAACAACCCCAACATTCTTCACTTTCGCTGGATCAACTGTGATAAAATCACCTGACCACTTAACTGGCTTTCCTGTTGTGGTCCTAAAGCTTGGATTGTCTGGATTGTTGACCATTACAAGCGATTCTGTGAGGCTTTCAAGCCTAATGACCTGACCAGCTATTGTAAACGAAGTCTCAACAGCGCTCTGACCAACGATTGTGATTTTAGGAAAGGCAAGAGCAGAACCTTGAACGGTCAAAGTCCCACTTTTTGTTAAAGTTTGCGTGTCACTTGTTTTGAAAAACTTAGTTGGATGACAAGTAAAAGTTGCCTTAGTCATATAAAGACCAGGTTTGACTTGGTCTAATTCTGTCACACTGACTTTATAGCACCATAACTTGGTTGTCTTAACTTGCTCATTCTCTAGCCAGAATTTCTCACGAATAAATAGGCTCATGAACTGATTCATCTGTTCTTCAGTAGGCTTTACAAGATAGATTGAATAAGTCTTCTTTACAAGACCTCTGTGTTTGTTGGTTTGTACGATTGCTCCACTAATTCCACCGTGCTCAAGAAGAGCTGTCTTGCCTTCTCCTAAGGCAACCGAGGGAGAATCATGGACGATGACCTTAAATGGAAAAGACGATGTTCTTACACCGTCAATCACAAGTTCGTTATGTTTTATCATGCCATACCTCCTCTCAATTGTGTCTTACGTTGCAATTCGTCAGCAATACGTTGAGCTACCTCATCAGCAATACGAATGATGTCAGCTTCTTCTCTGACAGTATTGCCAGTAATAGTAATGTTGATGGTCGGTGAAGTTCCACCCATTGTCTGAGCAATACCTCGACCGATAGCACCAAGCGTTTGATCATTAAGTGGCAATACTGCTTCGTTACCAGCTTCACCACCAGCCAGAAGGCTATTGCCATTCATTCCAAAAATGGTCGGTTTCGTCATGATACCGCCTTTGGCATACCATTCAATGCTGATGCTTGGCACACCTTGACTCAACCAATCCAATGGATTTGCTGAACCGCTCACTGAAAAGTGAGGTAATGGAATATGTGGCCAACTAACACTAAAATTAAATAGACCTTTAATTGCACTTATTGCAGAGCTTACAAGGTCTTTGGCTCCGTTTATAGCATTCCCGATTGAATTCTTGATTCCTGTCCAAACATTTGAAACAGTGTTTGAAATACCATTTAATACATTTGAAATTGTACTTGAAATTCCATTCCATACATTTGAAATTGTACTTGAAATGGCGTTTATCGTATTTGAAATGTACGATTGGATAGCTGTGAAGATGGTCTGAACAACATTTTGGATAGCATTCCATACAGTTGAGAACACTCCCTTGATTGTTTCCCATGCTCCTGACCAGTCACCTGTTATGATCTG